AAATAGCCCTTTAATTTCCCCTTCCAGACCGGTGGGGTTTAAGTAGGCATGCCAGCCCCAGATAGTCGAACCGTTAATGCTGGTCTTATTGAATTTGACAATAGCTTCCGGGAAGTAGACGGTGCCACTATAGGTAAATGCCGTATCCGGCACCAAATCAACGATACGAATTGGCAACGAATCCGTTACGTTGGCGGAACTTAACAGAATGCCTTGTTGAGAATCGTTCGTCGTCGTATTGAGAGTGTTAGCCACCAATGCGACGTTGTTGTTGATGTTGGTGTATTGCAAACCAGAAGTTGTGGAAACAACTGTGGTTCCGGTAACAACAGCAACCTGGAACAACTGATCAGGGTCTTCGCATACATAAGCGTAGATAAAGGTGTTTGCCTTTACCGAAGTTCCGCTAATCCATGCCTGCGACCATGTTGGTTGGCCAGTAACAGACGAAACAAACTGACATCCTAGAAAGACGCCAGCAAAGCCTGTTGCAGGAGCTGTGGTCGTCGATGTCGATACTTCGATGGTTCCGTCTGCTGCAAACATGACGGGATCACCATACCCAATGCTTGCAGCACCGGATGCGATACGACGTTGACGAGTAGCACCGGCAAAGACCTGACCACCGATCAAATTGATCGGCTTTAGCCCATAGGGCTTGTCGATAGTCGGGTAAGCCATTTGATTACTCCAAGATTAAGTTATCTCTTACCGAATCGGACCTCGGTACGTCTGTCATTAAACAGCGGCATACGTGGGTCGTTTTCGCGCATGAAATTACTGTCCACACTCGCCATCCAATCGTTGGCCTGCTTCTGGTAAAAACCATTACGCTGATCAACCATTTCAATAGGAGCACGGCACAGCATCAAACCACCAATCTCAATATTTCCGGTTTGAGGCCCGGTTGCGAGCAAAGCTCGGGCTACTTCTGGATAGTCTTCCCACTTGCATGGTTCAAAACCATCCTGATGGCGGGTGGCCACATTCCTTGCATCCGTCTGTCCTAATACTGACGTACGTACCCAACGATGTTTCCAGCCATCACGCGGCAGAGGGTCGGGTAATGAGCTAGGCGGCTTCCACTGTCTAGGACGTTCCGTGTTTTCACGGCTCTGCACTTCACGGGATTCGCGGCTCATAACTTTCCTTCCATCCGTAGTTTTGCCAGTTGTTTGGCGTATTCCTGAATTGGCACACCAAGGCGTTTAGCCGTGTTGGCCTCAGACTGCGTAAGCTTCAATTTTTTAGGTGGCGAGCTACGTGATGCCGGGGCAACCACCGATGCAGACCTTCTGTAAGTATCTTGGCCGGCCTGTTTGCCAAAATACTCTGGGAATTTTTCCCTCATGCGAGAGTTAATCCTCTCGTAATACTCTTCAGTCGCTGCATATTGATCGCCATGATCCCGCGTTAATTTCTTATGCAGGCCCATCGCAAAATATGTCATCTCATCATCTACCCCAGGAGCACCAGACTGTCCAAACCATGGGTTTTCGTTTTTCCAGCGCTCTGCTTTGGTATCGATGTACTGATGCGGTTGATTATATGCCTAGCATTAGCGGTTCGACATTCTTGGGTGGACATGCTTACTACAACCCGACCGGACTGTAAGGGGAAATTAAATGGCTATTTCACGCGCACAACTACTGAAAGAGCTGCTCCCCGGCCTGAACGCCCTGTTCGGTTTGGAGTATGCTCGCTACGGCGAAGAGCACAAAGAGATCTACGAAACGGAGACCTCCGAGCGCTCATTTGAAGAGGAAACCAAGCTGTCTGGATTCTCGGCTGCACCAGTCAAGAACGAAGGCTCTGCAATTGCTTATGACAATGCGCAGGAAGCTTGGACTGCTCGCTATACGCACGAGACCATCGCTATGGGCTTTTCGATTACCGAAGAGGCAATCGAAGACAACCTGTACGATTCGCTCAGCTCTCGCTATACCAAGGCGCTTGCTCGCGCCATGAGCTATACGAAGCAAGTGAAAGCGGCGGCAGTATTGAACAACGGATGGGCATCTACTGTCACTTACGGTGACGGACAGCCTTTGTTCTCCACTTCTCACCCACTGGTGTCTGGTGGCGTCAACAGCAACACGCCTTCTACCCAAGCTGACTTGAATGAAACTTCGTTGGAAAACGCAGTGATTCAAATCGCAGCATGGACGGATGAACGTGGCCTGTTGATTGCAGCCAAACCACGTAAGCTGATCGTTCCTTCTAACCTTCAGTTCGTTGCAACCCGTCTGTTGGAAACCGAACTCCGCGTCGGCACTAACAACAACGATATCAACGCGCTGAAGAATAACGGTTCGATCCCCGAGGGCTATACGATCAACCACTGGTTGACCGATACCAACGGCTGGTTCCTTACCACTGACGTTCCAAACGGGCTTAAGCACTTTGTGCGTACGCCTATGCAGACTGGAATGGACGGGGATTTTGACACGGGCAATGTCAGATACAAAGCTCGTGAGCGCTACTCGTTCGGAGTGAGCGACCCGTTGGGCATTTTTGGTAGTCAGGGCGCATAGTTACAAGCGTTTTGCTACATCAAGAGGGGGCTTGACGGCCCCCTTTTGTTTGTCCTATAATTCACTGTGTCAAACACAGGAGAAGACATGGACACTACAAACCTACCCAAAACACGCCAAGAGGCTATGGCAACTGGCGCCAAGTATTACTTCACAGGCGAGCCCTGCAAGCACGGCCACATAGCACCACGCAAGACCAAAGGATCATGCGTTGAGTGCTTAAAGGTTGAATGGGAGAAGGCGAATGAAACACGAGCTGATTACTACCGTGAATACAACAAATCAGATGCCGGCCAGAAAGCAAAGCGCAAATACTACGAGACTAATAAAGATGCTGTGATTGCCAAAGCAAGAACTAGAAATAAAAACAAGGTAAGTGAATACAAAGCCGCTTATAAAGAACGAAATCCAGAGTTATACAAAGAATTCGTAAATATGCGTAGGCGTAGGTTTAGGCAAGCCACACCTAAATGGCTCACTGAAAAAGATCGTATGGAGATACGTTTGAAATACCGGCTTGCCTTAGAAATGACCAAAGCAACCGGAGTTAAATACGCCGTAGATCACGAAATACCATTGTTTGGTGAAAACGTTTGCGGCTTGCATGTGCCATGGAATCTACGTGTGATGACGCAAGAGGAAAACCTGCGTAAATCCAATAAGCTCATTGACACCAACCCTACAAACTGATACAACCCTCATACTAGGATTTAACTCATACCGACTGGCCTAGCAGACTTAGTAGAGACGGTATGGGGATGCGCTACTACGCGGAGTTAACATGGCAATCACTACCTTTGACGGTCCTATCCGTTCACTGGGCGGCATTTATCAGCAAGGCCCGTCCACTATTGTAGAAATCACAGCAAGCACTACACTGAATCCAGTGGCCCATGGCGGCAGAATCCTTTCTGTTGGCGGATCATTGGCAGCTAACGTGGTTCTTACGCTTCCTGCAATTAATACCTCAGCTAACGTATCTTCGTCAGGTCCGGGCAATGATCCCAATACGGCCAATAACGAAGGTGTTACCTACACCATCTGGGTCCCAACTACGATCTCCACATCGTCTTTGAAGATTGGAACTAACGGCACAGATCGGTTTGTCGGTTCTATTATGAGCGTTGATACTGATTCGTCAGGCGCCATGGCTGGATTTACGGCTGGTGCAAACGATGACTTTATCAATCTGAATGGCACGACCACTGGTGGCGTTGCTGGTTCATGGGTACAGATCATTGCGATTGCAGCTCTTAAGTACATGGTGACGGGCGTCATCAACTGTACAAGCTCACCCGCTACACCGTTTGCAACGTCTTAATAGGGGCGCATCATGGGGATGCAAACCGATGTTAGGTCATATCACAATACCGTATCAGGCATTGCGGTAGCAAGCCGTACGAGACTTAAAGGCGTAGTGATTTCTCCCTCTACGTCTGTAACGTACAACACATCGTTTTGTGATGCTGCTTCAAAGACGGGTACGTATGATGTGCCGGGAAGTACAACATGCACCGTAACCATTACAAATCACGGGTTGACAACTGGGGATAGAGTTTATTTGGACTTTACAACCGGAACAGCCCAAGATGAGGCTTATGTTGTTACAGTGCTTACGGCAAATACATTTACGGTAACGGTTACTTCTGCAACAACTAGCGGTAATGTGACCATGTACTCAAAAATTTTGGCGGAATTTGATTGCTCTAACGGTACGGCGTTTTATACATTAATTCCTGGCGAGGGTATTTTGGCCCCGACGGGAATCTATGTAGGTATACCTAACGTGGCAATCACAACTACCATTTTTTACGGGTAGACCGCCATGATGCAATATGACGTTAAATCATATATCGCTAAGGCATCTGGTACCGTAACGACATCTGCTGTGCGTTTGAAAGGGATTATGGTTTCATCTGCTACCGTGTCGGCTAGAAACATAGCGGTTACGAACCCGTCGGTTGTTAAGTCAGGAACATGGAGCCGTTCAGGTACGACTGTGACGGTAACAATTAATAATAACGGATTGACCAATGGGCAGCGCGTATTCCTAGATGTTTCAACGGGAACGACGATGCGAGATGGCTTATACGAAGTATCAAATGTGACTACAAACACATTTACGGTAACGTCAGCCACATCAGGAACGGCATCGGGTACAGTAGATATGTACACTGATATTTATGTAGAGCTAGACACATTTAATACAGTTGGATTGCCTATATTGGTTCCAGGTGAAGGTATTTATTGCCCAAATGGTATTTATGTTGGTCTTGGTTCTAGCGTAACGGCGACGGTGTTTTATGGCTAAGACGCCTGCTTGGCAGCGTAAAGAAGGAAAAAACCCGGAAGGCGGCCTAAACGCCAAGGGCCGGGCTTCTTACAACAAAGCCAATCCTGGTAAGCCAGGTTTAAAGGCGCCTCAGCCAGAAGGCGGATCACGTAAGAAATCTTTTTGCGCCAGGATGTCAGGCATGAAAAAGAAGCTTACGTCAGCCAAAACCGCTAACGATCCAGATAGCCGTATCAATAAATCACTAAGGAAGTGGAAGTGCTAAATGGAAACGGGCACGCTGGTTTGGAATCTAATCACTTCGTTCTTGGTGGGTCTGGTGATGTTCATGCTTAAGCAAGCTTCAGATGAGCAGAAGCGCATCCAGATTCTATTGAACAGAACTCGGGAGGAAATTGCCCGTGATCACATCACTCGCGCAGAAGTTCGTGCTGACATGGAAAAGATTATTGAACGCTTTGACTCAGGCTTTGCAAGAC